TGATGCCAATTTTGCAGCTTCTAGATTTTCTATAGCTGGATTCATCATATATTAAAGATCCTTTAATATATCCTGCATTCTCTTTTCCTGATCTGTTAGGGCGTCATCATCGCTTTTGGTGACATCTGTATTATTTTCGACTACGTTTTCAATTACATAATCATCATCCGAATCTTCAATTTGATTAGTTGGTTCGGTTTCTTTTCCAAAGAAGTGTACATCCAGCAACTCTTTAATTTCATTGTATGTTTTTCTTTGAAAAATTGTATCAAGTGGCTTGATCGACTCGTATACATCATCAGCGTCTACTAGTCCTTCGATTTTTGAAGGTGATAAAAATTTTGAACTTGTATATTGTGGATAACCACCGTCATTCTTCTCAACTTTAATCCTAAGATTGCATCCCTTTTCGGATAGATCAAAAATTCTAAAACCGAATTCTTGTGAATCATCCCCGTCGATTGCCGACTGGATGACCTTTTGTAGCTGAGTTCCAGCATTAAGAATTTTAACCTGACCTTCATTTGAAGGGTTGGATGGATCCTTGATAACGTAAACATTATAAAGCCACTTTTCAGTCTTCTTTAGAGGCTTTGATTGATTGATCAAAGCTTCGTTCTTGGAAGCCCAAACTTTTGATCTATATTCATCGATTGGGCATTTTTCCCCATATGTATTCGGACATAGAACTGAAATCTTTTTACCAGTTACACAGCTATCAAAAATATGCTGCCAGTAATGGAATCTAATCTTCTTACCATCTTCAAGATTTGGCAAGAGACGTACCACGTATGTCTTATCAGGTTCACATTTAAGGAAATCCTTAAATGATGATTCTGTTGTTGTTTTTGTTGTTAATGCGTCTTTGAGCGAATCAAAGAGACTTTCGTTGTATTTATTACTCATAGTTTCTATAAAAGAATATCAATTATTTTGAATTAGTCAATTCTTTTTTAACAAAATTTTCTATTGTTGCTGTCAATTGTTTGACGTAATTTTTAGTTTTATCGGAATTTTGATATCTTGTTTTGAATGCAATTAAATTTTTATCCAAATTTGAAGCAAATAACATTTTAACATCGCTTTCGATATTGTCTAAAATTGATACAATGTCACCAAGTTCCATCAATGCATATGGATTTATTCGGTGTTCTCTATAATGATTCATCCAAGAATACATATATCCTGTTTTATGGAATAAATATTTTTTCAGTTCTATTTTATTTTCTATGCAAAATAAACCAATAAAACGCATACTAGATTTAATCTCATCAAATTGTTTTTCTGGATCTCTTGATTCTTTTTGTTTTTTATATAAAGAATAATTTTTAATAGCAAGTCTTGATGTAAAAAAATTTATATTTGGATATTTTTCATTTGGGTGTAATTCCCCATATGATTCAAAAAACTCATTCCAATCTATGTGGCTATATGAGTTTAAGAACTTTGTTATTTTTGCAACAGACGTGCAAATATCTTGGTCTAGATCTGAAAAATCCTTCCTTAATCTGTATCCTTGTCCTTTTCTAGAATGTTTTAAATATAAATTGTATATTATTTTTTCTGAATCTGATAATTGTATCATTTTTGATAGTGTTTTGCCCTAAACATTTTTTTATAAATATTAGGTGTACATGTTAAATATACTTTGATTATGTTTTGTAAATTATTATCTCCAAGTAAAGCAAAATAAATTGCTTGTGCGTTTTTATCTTCAATCAAAAATTTTAAAAAATTTAAATAATTCATCTTTTTACCAGTTGAAATACAAATAAATGATGCAAATTTTAATGTTATCTGTTCAAATTCGTCCACATTTATGGCATTTGACGGGTTTGTTATGTCTTCTAGTTGTTGTGAAGATGTTATTATCATAATGGTTTAAAGTTTTTTGTCAACTCCATAAATAATGGCGTCATTCTTCCTTTGCAGGTTTTATTATTACCATCACCATCGCAATATTTCTTACAAAATGATAATAAATTTATTTCTTGTTTATTTTTAAGTTGTTTCATTGCTATTTTTTCGGATAAAATATTTATATTAAAATAAATATCTGGATTGTATCTTTTTATCAAAATATCATCTACCAAATTATTGAAAGATTCGGTAGTAACCGCCAATATATTTTTAAGATTACCCTCTATTATAATTTCCCCTTTAAAACATTTTAATTTGTTGGCTTGTTCATTTGCATTATTTTTTGCAGATTTTATCATTTTTAATTGCGAATCGCTAAATTCCACAAATCCATTTTTATAAAAATTAATAAACCCGTTGAAATTATTTTTAAAATATGTCCAAAATAAAATGTTTAAGTTATATGATTTTTCAAAAACGTTTTCGTCTGATTCAAAATCATTAATATATAATATTAATTTTTTTTGTTCTTCCGTTAATGGGTATTCATCTTTCTTAAACAATTTTCTAACCAACAAAACATTAGATTTTAAATTTTCATATATAATTTTTGATTTCTTAAATTTTTTTAAGAAATTTTCAGTTTTTATATGGTGATCTATAAATGTTATTTTTTCGTGATCTAGATCTGGCAAAAAATCATCTCTTAATCCCAAATCAAAAATTAAAGTACTTGGCAAATTAAATGTGTTTTTTACAAACTCTTTTATTTTATCTGTTTGTAAATTTGTAACTTCTTTATATGTTATTTGTGCATCTGGATTTGCCCACAAAAACGCGAGTAAACTACCAGCACCATCCAAATCTTTATGCGTAAAAACTTGGTAAACTTTATTTTGCATATTGATATTTATGCAAAACCTTTAAAAATACAACTAGCTTTTTAATGTTTCAAACATACTAAAAGTATCTACAACATTTGAATATTCTTGAGTATTATCCTGAACATCAGGTGTTAATTTTTGCGGAGATTTTTTAGTTGGTAATGTTGGATCTAAATCGTCCGGTTCTGTTAATGATAGTGTTGGATAATCGATATTTAAATGTGTATAAACTTCTCTTGGACCAAATCTATTTTTTTCAACTCCTAAATGGATTATGCCCAAATCCGAATCTCCTTCCTCGGTCCATATGGACATTTGAACGTCAACGGTATGGCTTAGTCCCATAGATTCACTCGTTGCTTCCAATTTTGGCGCACTATCACCATATCCAGACCTGTTACTTTGAGTCGCGGAAATTATTGGACATGAAAAATCGTAAGATAATGCTCTAAGATTTTCTGTTATCTGTTTAATTGATTCATATGAACTCAAACCGTTTTCTGATGGTGCTATGAGATTTATATAATCAATAATTATAGCATCCGGTTTAATTCCATTTTTTATCAGTTTGTTTATATATGATTTGATATTTAATACTGTTACTGATTTTGGTGGAAATTCTTTAACAATTAATTTAGAATTTTTATTTTTAACTTTATATTCGTTTACAAATTTTCTAAGAGAACTTGTCTGTAATTTCAAATCATCACATGGTATCTTTGATAACTGAGCGGATATGCGTTTTGCATAAACTTGTTCTGGCATTTCCAAAGAAATTAATACAACTGTTTTGTCTTGATTTAAAATATTAGTTCCAATGTTCCCTAAAAATATAGACTTGCCGACATTGGTAACGCCGAAGAAAACATATAAAGCTCTACCTTCTGACATGAATCCACCGCCAATTTGGGTATCTAACCATTTCCACCCAGTTGAAAGTGTATTAAATACTTTATTCAAGTCTTCACAGTGTTTATCAATTTCCTCCAAATAATCAAAACCAATATCATCTATTAATGATATACTACAAGCTCTTTCGAATTTTTTAAGAATTGATGCACTATCCATATTTCCAGATTGTGCATCGATGGTTGTTTCCATCACAGTAGAAATTACTGACTTTTCTCTTAAAAATTTTTCAGTATTTTTTATTAAAAGATCTTTATTATATGATTTATCAATAGCGTTGAATGATATTGCAAGTTCTTTTAATGCTTCTTTTTGTTCGGGAGTGATTAAATATGCTTTTAATTCTGTTGTATTCGGTATTACTTTATGCTGATTGTAAAAATTTTTTAATATTTTAAAAATTATTTGTATTCTTTTATCCTTGAAGAAATCCGGATCAACAAATTCTAATATAGTTTCCAGATAATATTGATCTGTTAGCGCATTATATATGATTATTCTTTCGAAATAATCCAAATCAAGAGAAAGTGTATCTTTTTTTGTCATCTAAAAGAGATTTTACGCGTTTTCGATAAAACTACAAGGTAAAAATTAAGATTCTTTTCCAAATTTTAATTCTTGTTGTAAAATTTCCTCTAATTTTGGAAGAATTTTATCCCAAACATCTTGTTTATCTCTCCAGTCTTTATAAAACCCAAGAACTTCTTCACCCAAGACATATCTATGTCCTTGTTTTGTGATTACTTTATATCCTTCTGCCATTTCAAGCAAACCAGAATAGCGATTTAATCCTGTTTTGAAGTTCAAATATAATTCAGTTTCTAAAAATGATGGGATGAATCTATTTTTGGTAGTAACTGCTCTCAATGACAGTCCATTTACATTTTTTGAAATCGGAGTTACGTCATCTGTTGCATTTTTATTATCAGAACTGCCAACCCTTTCTTGTTTTGTTGATAGTTGGACAATGACACTGGACATATATAATGGTCCAGAACCACCAGCTTGGCTTTTAATCAAAGTTGGATACAATGCTCCTGGGTTATCATATACGTGATTGCTGAATAACACTAAGCAATTTGCCTTTGCTGCTGAGTGTGTTACTGCTCTAAGCATAGATTTTACTGCAACCGCTTTTGCACCCATATCTGCTGAATCTTTACCATCTTGAATTACCTTGGCTTCTCTTGAAGATATAAGATTTCCAAGAGAGTCTATTACTATCATAACCTTTCCTTGTAGTTTTTTTTCTACTACAGTATCCAAAAATTTTACAATTTGATTTCTACAATCTTCGATAATTTCAATTGGGCAATGTTTTATTTTTTTAGGATCACATCCTAGATTTTCAGCAGTTCTATGATCTAGTGCTGATTCTGAATCAAAATAAACCGTATGCATTCCCTTCTTTTGCGCATTTGCCATGATCTTATTCATCATAAGAGTTTTTCCGGTAGCAGATGGACCCACGAATCCAGTAATTCTACCGACAGGAACTCCCCCATAAAGAGATCCGGAGATAATTGCATTTAAAGCATATGATCCAGTATCAACCCATTCTTTTACGTTTGATAATGTACTTTCATCCAAAAACGCAGCGTTTGGATTTAAATCTTCCAAAACTTTAAATGCGTCATCAATTGTTCCAATTTCTTCAACTTCTTCGTTTTCTTTTTTGTTTTTAGCCATGACAATATATTATCAAAAATTATTACAATGTCAAAAAAAACCCACACTTTAAGTGTGGGTTTTAATGTTTGTTTTTTTAGCAATTATTCTATTCGTCGAATAGGTTAATCACAGATTGCGAGTTATCCGGTTGTTGCGGCTGTGGGGCTACAAATGCATTGTTCTTATTGAACATTTGCTCGTATTGGGCTTGCAATCTAAAGTCCAATGCATCAATATGCGAAGTTGTTATGTTATTTTTCTTAAAATGAAAAACATAATCACCCGTTTTATCGGATAAAAACTCTCTGAAAAAGATTGGTAATAGTTGAACTGACATACGACCAGACTGATCCGTTTGTATTACTTGTAAAATGACTGGATTTTTTACACCCAATTCAGTTTCATCGCTTGATGTTGTTACTTCGCCTAAGATAGTTCTACCGATTGTATCTAGGAATGTTATTAATTTTGTTGTTTTTGTTGTTGTTGTTGTTGTATCACTCATACATTATTAATTTAATATAAAATATTTTATTTTCAATATGTTTTTTTATTTTTTTGAAAATAATTTGATTAAATCTGTAACTTCTTCACAACCAATTGCTGGTATTGGCCACCCGACAATTTGAAATATTGAAGAAATGACGGGAATTACATTCTTTTCAAACATAAATCGATAATCTGGTTTGACAATCTCCAATAATTCCGTTGGATAGTAATCAATAAACCCAATGGTCTTATAATCAAATATATTTTTTTGACAATAAAAGAATTTTATTTTTGTACCACTCGTAATTATTGGATATTTACTATCTATTTTT